GCGGCATCAATTAAAAATTTAGGATTTGAAGTTGATATGGATGATGAAGGTAGATTTACTTTTTCTAAACCTCCCCCCGAACCTAAAGCAGAAGAAACAGAAGGGGAAGAAGAAGAAATAGAAATAGACCCTTATGCGGGTACAAATATTGATGCAAGTCAAATGGGGCAAATGATGGAACAAGGTACTAAACCTTCTATGGTAGATGCCGGACAACCGGAAAAAGTAAAATCAGAAGAACCTCCCGCTACTAGAAATAAACCATCTATGTCTAGAGGGCCGGATAAAAGATTTAGTGGATTACCCGCAGACGCAGGTAATCAAAACGTGGATAAAAGAACAGAGAGGCGGATAGGTTGAGTAGTCTCTTTGAGTCTGCTAAAAAATGGAAAGAAGAAATAGATAGACTTAATGCAGAAACAGATGAAAGAATTAGAAAATATTTGGAGGAAAAAAAATGAGTGATAAAAGCGTAAAAAATATAGAGAAAGAAATGAAGAATGCAAGGATTGCAGAGAAGCGACATTATGATAATTTAGTTACTAAAAATAGAGACTTTACTTTAGGTACTATTGCACCGGATACTAAAGCACACAAAGCACCAACTAGTGTTCCTGATGTCAATGTAATGCCAAAAAGAAAAAGAAGAAGTACTACTGAAAGTCCATTTTAAATGAGGTGTTATTATGAGTTGGGAAAATATTCTAAAAGTTAGGGATATAACTGAAGAACAACGTCAGAAAAAGAATAAGCCAATAGATTTAACCAACAAAAAATACAAAGAAATTCAAGGTAAGATAAAAAATGTAGAAGAGAAACTAGCAGAAGAACGCACTAAATTAATGGAGCAGAAAAAAAGAAATATTAAACAGGGTGAACAATATAATCCCGATACAGAGAAGTACCGTGATTTAACTAAACTTTTAGAAGAATATAAAAAAGAACTTAAAAATACACCTAAGAAGTTTAAATCCCAATCTTCTTCGTCTTTGTCAAATAAAAAAAGAACTGAAAGAAAAAGAAAAAAATTATCAGGCCCAAGTCGTTATGTGGACAAACGTAAATATAAATTTTATAGACAAACATCATCGAAAGAAAGAAATTTTCGATACGTTCCCCCATTTTCCCAAGTAGCACGTATTCAACCCGAAGAACGTAAAATTCTTGATGGGAAAGAAATATCAATAAATCCAACTGTAAAAAAGGTGTTTCAAGATAATGGTGACAAACAAAAGTCGTCATACACGGATAGAGATTTACAAAGTGCGGCTCTTTTTTTAAAGATGTTAGGAACTATAAACTTAGATTTATCTCCTCGTCAGATGTCTTTAGATGCTAGAGGAAAAAAAAGAGGAGAAGATAAAGAAGCAACTTATGGTATTACTCCGGTTACTTTTGATATATTTGGGCCGGATAAACTTGATGCACCACTTGATGCTTTATCTACTCCTGAGTTAAAAAGACAATTCAAAAGTATGAATAAAAAAATTAGTACTAGAAGAAATCAAATAAAAAATTTAAGTGGAAAGAAAAAGGAAAAAATAGAACAAGAACTAAAACAATTACTAAGACAAAGAATGCAATTTATTCAACGATATGGTCAAGAAGGAGAGATGGAAATAACTAAACCTGCTCAAAAAAATACCATAGAAACTTATTTTGATAAAAGTCTTCTAAACATATTACAACAAAAAATGTTTGATGTTGACCTCTCTGAAAGTTTAGATAAACAAATTATTAGTAGAGACTATGTTACAAAAATGAACAAGTTAATTGAAGGCTTACTTAAGATTGATTTTGCAGGTAAAAAGTATGCTTTTTTAATATCGAAATTTATTAATGAAAAAAATGAAGGAGAAAAAAATAAAAAATATAATGCTAAATTTAAAACACCAAATAAAGCAAGAGCAAGCACTATTGGAATTTTAGAACTTTTAGGTGGAGATACTAAAACTAAACTAAGTGATAAGGAAGAAAAACCTGCTGATAAAAAAGATAAGATAGAAGTTAAGACTAGAGAAGGAACACAAGCATTAGTAACATTATTAGAAAATTGGGCTAACAATGATAAAGATAAAATTAAAACTAGTATGAGATTTGTAGAAGAATATGGATTTTTTGACCGTAATAATATAGTAAAAATTAATAAATTATTATTTCAAGGAGAACCATTTTTACCTAAAGAAAATCACCCCTTTATTAATTATGAAAAAGCAGGAAAGGTTACTTGGGATGAAGATGAGAATTCTTGGGGAGTTAGAGATGAAGATAATGAATGGGAAGATAGAATTAGAATATATAGACCAAAAAATGCTAAAGAGATTTGGGAAGAAATATTAGATGCATATAATCTTACGGATAGTGGGATAGAAAGTGGAACTAGAAAAGAAAGAAAAAGGGCTACTGATATATATAGTAATTTATTTAGTACTTTGAATAATATGAGTAAAAGAATAGATAGTGATGATGAGTTATTGGCAACAAGCACCACTGATAAATATAAAAAATTAGAAAAGAATTTATTAAACATAAATAAAAGGTCAGTAGTATCTATAGAACTAAAAGATAATTTAAGTAATGAACGTCAAATGCTAATTGATATGTTTGCTATGATGCTTACCTTATCAGACATTATAGACTATTTAGAAGACTTTGATGAGATAGAATTTGACAAACTTACAGAAGATAAACCTACCACCAAAGAATCTAATAAACTAAGAGATGAGTTAAAAACGGATATGCTAACACTTAGAAATAAAAATAAACAATTAGAAAAACTTGTTCCTACTATGGAATTTTTATACAGTGTTTTAAAGAGATTAGGAAAAACTATAGATATTGATGATGACCCAACATTTAGACAAATAAAAAATAAAAAAGTAATTAGTATAAAAGATTCCACCACAAAAGAAATAAGAGTTATTGGATTGTTAGATAGAAATATCAAGCCTACTATAGAAGATACAGAAAGAATAATACGAGATATTAATTTTACTAGAAATGAAACTGTTGATGAGGCTATAGATAAAGTGTTTGAAATTTTCAATGAAGATGAATCCCCATCAATAAATGATTCAATAGCGAAGGCTTTAAGAAAAGTAAAGCGTAACAAAATATTGTTGGAGAGGAGTTTATGAGTTGGGAAAATATTCTCAAAAAAGATAAACCCTCATTATTTAGTTTAGAAGATGCTATAGGTAAGACTGATTCTAAACAAAAAAAGAAACTTAAAAAGGTTTTACAGGCCAGTGAACCTACAGAATTTTTTGGTCAAGAAATGACAAAACTTACAGAATTAATAGATGAGTTAAAAGATGTAGAATTAATTAAAACAGATAAAAAATTAAATAAAAAAATGAAATCATTTGAAGAATCTAATCTAGACATTGTTGCTACGGCTTCAAAATTAAGAAAGGACTATGAGACATTATACAATCAATTGCGTGGTTTGGTATATCCAAAAGGTAAAGGTAAATTAGGGGATAAATAATATGGAAGAAATAAATTGGAAAGAATACTTGAGGAATGAAGTTCGGGAATGTTTTAAGACTATAGCAGAGGATGAAGCGGTAGGTGGTTACTATTAGTGGCGAGTCCGATGAAATTTTATTATTATTAAAAGAGTTAGTTTCAAAGGTTAAAACTTTAGAAGATGCAGTATATAATAAAGATAATATTTTAATGAAATCGGGGTTTGTTGTAGTAGATACACCAACTCCTGCTATCAGAAATGAACATACTGTTAATGACATTTCTAAGATGGATTGGTCACAAATACATGAAACTGTCAATAAAATGGGGTGAATAGATATGCCGGAAAAAGTAACAAAAGAAGAAAGAGTAGCAGAAATTGCTATAGAACATGCAAAAAAATTATTAGAAGTTGTTAAGGCTAAGAAAGAAGATTCTATAGTTGACGCTGAAGTTAATGAACTAGGAGATTTAGACGAACTTGACCATTTGGGTGAAGAAGAAAAGGTAAAACGCCCAACCAAAAAACTATCAGAAGAAAAACCTAAAATGAGTAAAGATGCTAATGATGGATACATTGGAGATAAACCTTACTTTGGTTGAGATAGTGATGCTAAATGCCTCAAACAGGAATAAGTTTTGAAAAAGAAACTAATGATTTATCAAAAAGAGTTTTAGATTTTTTTGAAAGAACAAGATATTCCTTTTTATCTGCTAAAGAAGACCCAAAGGAATATGGGTCTAAATGGAAATCCGCAGTAGAAGAAATACGAGATATGTTTGATTCTTTGGATGATTTCTCTAAAGAACTAAAAAAATATGTAGAAGAAAAAGATGTTTTTTCCGGTGATGCTAAAGACCCTACTTCCGTTACTGCACAAAGAATTTATGATAATGTAAAAGAAATGAGGTTTAAATCTAAGTCTGTATCCGACCCTTTTTCAAAAGTGTTAGGTGATGATGTAATAGAAGAATTATTAGAAAAAGACCATACATTAATTGCATTTCTACATTATGCTATTAGGTCACACAGTAATGCTATACCAAAAAAAGTTTGGATTAAAAATGATTTACCTCCCGATGAAATTACTCAAGGTTCTATGGGATTAGATTTAGAGATAGATGATATTGAACTATATATCAAAGAACATTATGGAGAGAATAAAGCCACAGATAGATTATCTAGTAAAATAAAAGGAGCATTAAGTAAATTAGAAGATATGTTTGTAGAAAAATATGGAGAAGATAATTGGGAAGATTTGGAAGAAGTAGATATCCCTACTTTAAAGAAGGCAGAAACTAAAAGTGAAGAAGAAAAGTCTGCTATAGATTTTATTATTCCAAACAAACCAATGTTTAGAATTTTTGAAATAGATGATTTAAAAGAAATTAAAGGATTAAGTGGAGAGTTTGTTGTTCAAGAAAAATATGATGGAATGAGAATTCAGATTCATAAAGTAGATAATAATGTAAAAATTTATTCATATAATAAAATAGACATTACTGATAAATGTCCTGAACAAGTAGAAGAAATAAAAAAGAAACATTTTGGTAGTTGTATATTAGATGCAGAATTAATGTTATTTTTAGACGATGAACCCTTACATAGAGCAGAAACAATATCTTATGTTTTCAAATTAAAGGATGAAAATAAGAAAGGAATACTAAAGTCTCATGTTTTTGATATTATGCAACACGAAGGTAAATCTGTTATGGAAGAACCATTAAGAGAAAGAATTAATATTTTATTGTATCAATATTCACAACATTCTTCTGAAATGTTAGCATTCCCATCCAAAAAAGATACACGTATGGCGGATTCAATAAAAGAAGTTTTAGAATACTCTAAAGATATTATGAAACTTCCTGCATCCGAAGGGGTAGTAATAAAGGATATGGAGTCAACGTATTATCGTGGAATAGCACAAAATCCAAAATGGATTAAATGGAAAAAGTTTGTAGACTTAGATGTGATTGTATTAAAAGATAGAAAAACTAAAAGTGGTTTACATTCTTATACTATGGGAATTGGCCCAGTTCCCGCTTCAGTTGTTAGAGAGTATGAAACAGTTGAGTTTGAAGGTAAAGAGTATCTAGAAGTAGGTAAAGCATTGAATACTAAAACTAATGTAGAAGTTGGAAAAATAGTAAGAGTAAAGGTAGATGAAGTAAAAAAGAAAGGTAAGTCTTTTAGTTTATATTCTGCTAAAGTAATAGAAGTTCCTGAAGTCTTGGTTTCTGATACATTAGAGACATTAGAACATTTAGCATCTAAAACTAAAAAATCTTTAACTGATGCTTTAGATTTCTTGGGAGATAATGTATTAAGAACACCATATAAGGTTATGAGTGGAATAGGGGAAAGTCAAGAGAAAGTTAAGAAAGCATACTATGTTACCGATAATATACACGGTACTGCTGAAATTATACTAAAAGAAGACTTAGATGGGTTTACTATTTATGGTTTTGAAGGAGATACATTAATGCAAAAAAATGCACTTCATAATATAGATATATGGAAAGAACAACTTACTGAAATTATCAAAACTAAAAGGTCAACATTAAGAATCGCAATTAAAAATGAAATCTTAGAATCGGGCAGACCTAAAGTAACATTTGAGAAGATAGTAGAATTTGTTAAAGATAACTACCCTGAAACATTTGAAGATGTATTTGATGGTAAAGAAGATAAATTAATGAGTTGGATGAAAACAGAAGGCGATGTAAGTTTTGTTTATCATCATCCAAATAAATTTAGTGTGCAAAGTGATGAACTTACAAAAGATATAGAAGTATTACAAAAAGAAGATAGAAAGGGTAAGTTTGTAATTAAACGTAGAGAAGATGAAAATATTGATTTTATTATAGAGTATAAAGATAAGAGAAATGCTTGGACAATAGAAATTGACGACTCTGAAGATATTTTTAATTTATTTGGTAAGTCCGGTAAATATCCTGCTATTGTAGCAGAAAATCTTGATAACGGTAAAACGTTAGATAAAGGTGAATTACTTCTTGGAGTACAAAAACAAGGTTATCATGAATATAAACTAAATGGAGATAAATTTGATACTAGAATTCACATAAGAGTTTTGCCAATAGATGAGAAAAACACATGGCTTGCATGGACAGGTAAAAAACAAGAAATGTTACCATTAGATGAGGATGAAAAATTGTGGAATATTACAGACGATAAGTATGCAAATTTAGAGTTTCCAAAAGAAAATAACACTTAACTTATATAGTAAGAGTTTAAACTGACTATTCGTGCAAGCGATGCAGATGTTAAGAAAAGAGGATAACACCTCCGGTCATTTTAGCATTTTAAAGTCTGATGATTTAGTTATTGGAGGTTATGCTTCTATTGAAATAGTAGATAAACAAAACGACTTAATTACACTAGAAGCATTAAACGATGCAGTTGCAAAATATATGAATGAAAAGAAATACAGAAATGTAATGTCTAATCATTCTAATGTTCAAGTTGGAGAAGTAATTGAAAACTACAGAGATAAAAATGGAATGCTTCATAAAACAGAAGTAGACAATGTTGGTTTCTATGTTGTTATTAAATTAAGAGATGACATAGAAAAAGCAAAAGAAATTTCAAGAGGAATTAGAAAAGGAACATTACGCTCCTTTAGTATTGGTGGACAGGCAATATCAAAGCGTAGTAAAAAATCAAATGAGTTCGGTCAATACAATGAAATTGACAAGTTAGAGTTACATGAGGTAACTATATGTGAAAAGGGAATTAATCCCGAAGCGAGATTCGACATTTTAAAACAAGATGTTGGAGGTAATAAAATGAGTGATAAACTGGAAAAAGCACTTGAGGAGTTGAACGGCTTGATGAAACAAGTTAGTGATATCCACAAGGAAGAAGAAGAAGACAATATGACAGAAGCAAAAGGTGACATGAGTTACATGGATTCAGAAGAAGAAAAAATGAACTATGAGAAAGCCGAAGATGATGAAGAGATGAAAGCAGATGATGAGACTGACGATGACGAAGCAAAAGCATTAGACATTGACAATGTTCATTCAGAAGCCGGAAAAGAAGTAGTAAGTAATGGAAACGCAGTTACAGCCCCTACACCTCTTAAAGATATATCTAAGGGATTAGAGAGTGCTGATTTCAGTACTCTAAACTTAAGTCACGAAAATGTAGAGAAAGCATACGAGGCTTTCAAGGCAGAGCGTCTTGAGAAACTTGCATATGATTCTCTAAGTAAGAATTTTGAAGCAAGCGTAGAAACTGAATTATCAGTAAAGAAATCTAACGCAGAAAAAGCAGAATATGATGCTCATGCTGAAGTAACTGCACTTAAAAATGAGTTTGCAGAACTACGCAAATCATTGTCTGAAACAGAAATACGCAAAGCACAAGAAGTTGCCTTGCCTGAAGGATTCCCAACATCAATAGATGCAATAGCAGATATGTCTTGGGGAGATATACATACATTAGTTGGAAGGAGAGATTAAGAATGACATACATAAATACATTAAGAGATTTGGAAGCAAGCACATACGGAATGGCCGGAGCAAGCGGTAACGCCCTACTAAAGAGTAGTGGTGTTGTTGGTGGATTCGGTGGCGGATTAAACGGTGCAGGACACGATGCGGCAACAACCCTTAGCGGTGGAGCGGCAGGTTTAGGAGACTTGTATAACGTTCTTTACGGACAAAAAGTTTGGTCAATGTTAAATCAAGAAGTTAACGTTTTGTCAATGATTGCTAAGAGGCCATATACATCAAGTGGTTGGAGAATACTAAAAACCCGTCCTGCGGGTGGCTCAGATGCGGCTTTCGGAATAGGAGCAACTGAGGTTGACACAAATGTTACTGATTTATCTGCCCCTAAAGCAGACCAAATTGGTGGTGTAGAAGAAAACGCAACATTAGGTGGAGCAAATGGATTCAAAGCAT